CTGCTCGCTTAACATACAAGAAGCAAGATGGGACCTGTGTTGGTTCCAAATTGATGATGGATGTTGGTGAAGTAGTGACACTCGCCGCCGAATTCTTTGGTGCAAAGTATGACCTGAGGTTTGAAACCTTTGAGGGTTTATGTATTGCACCATTGATTACCGAAACACGTGGACCACTAATTGGTGGTTTCCACTTGGGAGGTAAAAACGGAGAGACGCGGGGTTGCAGTGGTTTAATGCTGAAGAGTGAATTTGATAGCGCCTTTGCGACATTACGTCAGGTTCCTGGAGTTGTTTTGTCTAAGAGTTCTGGTACTATGCCAAAAGAACTTTACGACATACAATTCTTCGAGAGCGCTGATGTACATCCAAAGAGTCCTATTAATTTCTTGCCCGAAGGTACTAATTGTAAGTACTATGGGCAAGTTACAGGACGCGCATCATATTACTCCGATGTTACTACTACTGTCATATCCAAGCACGTGGAGGACGTGTGTGGGGTGCCCCAAAAATGGGGCGGCCCCAAATTCCGTAAAGGATGGCCTTGGCAACGTTCGCTGCAGCATTCTGCGAAACCATCATGTGGTATTGAAGGTTCACTGCTAGAGCTTGCAGCAGACGATTATCTTCAAGGCTTCCTTGAGACACTGAATGATTTCCCTAGTTTAAAGGAGGGAGTCAGGCCGTTAACGGAAATGGAAACAGTTTGTGGCATTGATGGATTAAGATTCATCGATAAAATGCCACCAAATACTTCCGTTGGGTTTCCGTTATCTGGTCCAAAATCTAATTACCTTACATTATTGGACCCGGTTGATCATCCTACCCATCAGTGTCCCGCTGTATTGGATCAGCGGTTTTGGGATCATGCCTATGAGATGGAAGAGCTCTATCTAAATGGAGAAAGAGCTTATCCTATTTTCAAGGCATGTTTAAAGGATGAACCCACAAAGAAGACCAAGGACAAGGTCAGAGTTTTTCAAGGAGCACCATTAGCACTGCAATTGTTAGTGCGAAAGTATTATCTCCCTGTAGCTCGAGTATTGTCCATGCTGCCTCTTTCATCTGAGTGTGCTGTTGGTGTGAATGCTCAAGGACCCGAATGGGACCAGTTAGCTAAACACATCATGCGTTTCGGGAAGGATCGTATTCTTGCTGGAGATTACAGCAAATATGACCTTCGCATGCCAGCACAAGTGATGTTCGTTGCATTCCGCATTATGATGGATATTGCAAAGGAATGTGGCTACCAGGACCGTGATTTGATTATCATGGAAGGTATTGCCACTGACATTTGTTATCCATTAATGGCGTACAATGGAGATTTGATTCAGCACTATGGCTCCAACCCGTCGGGTCAGAACCTTACTGTATATATCAATTCCATTGTGAATGCTCTTCTTTTCAGGTGTGCATATTATCACATTACAAAGGATCGTGCAAATGTACCTAGATTTAGGGACGTGTGTTCACTGATCACGTACGGTGATGATGCAAAGAGCTCAGTTCACGAAGACTTTCCAGAGTTTAACCACATAGCTGTGGCACAATTCTTGGCGGATCGTGACATGAAGTTCACTATGCCTGATAAAGAATCTGAACCCACTCCGTATATGACGGATGATGAGGCAGATTTGCTCAAACGCGCTAATGTATATAGCGAGGATACAGGAATGATTATGGGGGCTTTGGCTGAAGATTCAATCTTCAAGAGTCTCCATGCTGTCCTGAAATCCAAGGCTCTGACTCGCGAACAACAAGCCATGCAGAACATTGATGGTGGTTTACGAGAATGGTTTTCCCATGGAAGGGATACCTATGAGCATAGGCGTGAGCAGATGAAGGAAGTCGCTAATCGTGCTGATATTATCCATGGTTGTACTGGTATTCATGAAACGTATGATGACAAGTTACAGAAATGGAAGCAAAAGTATGATTAGACGACTACGTCGTGGGCAGACGTTAAATGCATCCCTCTGGGCGTATCCTACCACGTCTATTAACACCAAAAGGGGGCTCTCTGTATTGGATGACCATGCTCATCCAACTAGTCAATCATAGGATTGAGCATAGGCTTGCAGAGAGAGGCACTTTCCTCGTAAAGTACCCCTATTTAGGGGAGTATTCGCCATACGCAAGATTGACACACGTCCTGTGGATTGAGTCTTCCATAGGAACGTTATTGATGACTTGCTAATATGAATTACAATAACAATAAGTTTAATGTAACAGTGAATGAGGAAAGTTTGGAGTCTCAACACCAGAATGTACATTTTAGTGATCAGACTCCTCAGTGGGATTACACAGTGGATAGTATGCCAGATCCCACTTTTGGCATAGCCGACTCGGATGATGCTAGTCTAGGGAATTTTTTCTCTAGACCTGTGAAAATTCAATCTTACTCTTGGGCAACAGATACAAATTTGTTTGAGACATTCAATCCATGGCAGGATTTCTTTGAGAATACCCGCGTGTTGAATCGTATCACAAACTTTAATCTGCTGCGTTGTAAATTGAAAGTTCGCATCGTCTTGAATGGCAATGGTTTTCATTACGGGCGAGCGATCGCATCGTATACACCATTACACAACTTGGATAATTTCACGAAGGATCGTGCATTTTTTATACAAGATGTTGTAGCAGCCAGTCAGCGTCCACATGTGTACCTGGACCCTACCACGAGTCAAGGTGGTACCCTGACACTCCCATTCTGCTGGTATGAGAATGCTTTGCGTATACCAAACCAGGAGTGGAGGGAGATGGGGGATATCATTATTCATGGCATGCAGAATTTGAAGCATGCGAACGGAGCTACTGATCAAGTGATCGTTTCCGTGTTTGCCTGGGCTGAAGAAGTATCTCTCTCAATACCAACGGCAAATGAGCCAGGAGCTCTGTCGCCACAGTTGGGAGAGGTTTTTTCCCCACAAGCAAAAGATGAATATGGTACAGGTCCAGTTTCGCGTCCAGCAGCTATTATCGCCAAGACTGCGGGCGCTTTGAGCAATATTCCAGGTATTGGTATTTATGCGCGTGCCACTGCGATGGCAGCAAATACCGTATCTAGTATTGCTACAATGTTTGGATATTCAAGGCCAATAACTCTTGCGGATATACAACCGTACAAGCCGACGTATTTAGGAAACATGGTTAATACCAATGTCCCTGATTCCTCGCAGAAGTTAACCTTAGATGCCAAACAAGAGCTCACCATAGATCCTCGTGTTATGGGTCTCGGTAGTGCAGATGAGATGACTATTAAATCCATTGCACAACGAGAATCCTTTTTAACGCAGTTTGGGTGGGCTGTTGCAGATCCTGCAGAGACACTATTGTGGAATACAGAGGTATCACCGGTGTTATGGAATGAGCAAGGCACTGAATTGCATATGCCAGCATGCTGCTTTGCTGCTCTTCCATTTCGCCGGTGGCGAGGTACAATGAAGTTTCGATTTCAAATCGTTGCATCGTCCTTTCATAAAGGGCGTTTAAAGATTACGTACGATCCTTCATATCCTCTAACCAATGAGTATAACACAAACTACACATATATCATTGATCTTGCCAAGGAGCGGGATTTTACTGTCGATATAGGGTGGGGTCATGAGAAAAGTATAATCAATCACCGCAATCCGATGGTGGATGCAATACCTTATAATACCACGGCTATTGGAGCCGATCCAGGTAATGAGGCTAATGGTATCCTATCGGTTTATGTAGTTAACGATTTAACTGTTCCGAATTCCACTGCTAATAATGACATAGAGGTAAATGTGTTTGTGTCTGTAGGGGATGATTTTGAGGTATTTGATCCAGATTCCGAGAATATTGAAAACTTGGTCTGGTTTCAACCATATGAAGGAGAGGCATTTTCTCCTCAGATGGCTGAAACTAGTGGTCAAACCCCGAATCAACCTGATGCAGATCTCACAAAGTGTGAAGATGAGCCTATGAAAATTGATCCATCAATAACGATGGCACCAACATTATCGGACCGAGATCATACTATAAGTGTGTATTATGGTGATCCCGTTACGTCATTTCGTCAATGCCTAAAGAGATATAATTATCATACTGCAATATGTAATACGAATCCCATTAGGAATTTTACATTGATGAATGTACATAACAGCAATTTCCCTTATTATAGGGGATATGCACCTGGGGCAGTGCACCGTACTAGTGTGCCAGTGTCAGCATCACCTTACAATTATTGTAAGATGACATTGCTGAACTACGTCACACCTGCATTTACTTGCAGGCGTGGCGGGTTGAGGTGGAAATATTACCGCACGGGAGGAACATCAAGTGAGTCGGCATCATTAATGATGCTTACTCGCAGTTCTTCTCCTGTTGTCGGCTATGTACACCAGCAAACAACTTTGACACAGATGGCAACTGGATCCCAGTCCGATCGCGTGAGAGAAAACGAAATGTTGATACCCCATACAT